CATTGTATTCCCAGAGTATAGTTTGTAAACCTTCATTAATAAACGCCCTAGCTGAGATGGTTGCCAAATCATTGCAATCACCAAAAGTTGTTCTTGTTCGTCTAGCATCGGGTACTTGATAAAAAGAAGCAATAGCTTTGTTTAACTTATCTGCCGAAGAAAGATCAGATAGTAAATCTTTGTTAAAAGACCTGAGTGTGGCAAAGCTTTCTGAGATGTTTTGTTTATTTTCATCCGGGGAAGTTGTAGCAGCTACCAGATTGCGAACAATATTTGATACATCTAGGTACTCTTTTCCTATGTTCTCGTCTTTTGCCCCCGCAATACCGGCATACTCTTGCTCATCTGATTGAGGTAGGGTTTTTTCTTCCAGAACCTCTCTTAAGAGTTCCATTACGGTTATTAAACTATCAGACATCTTTTCTCCTCACATTATCTCGTCGGCAAGACCATACTTTACAGCTTCTTCGGCAGAAAGATAAATGTTTACCTTTTCATTAAGTAGTCTCTCTAACTTCTTGCGAGTAAACTTCGTGTTAGCCACCATAGCGTTAATGTAATCTTCCTGAAGCTGGTGGATTGCTTCAAGTTCGTTTGCTAGGGTTGGTAGGTTACCAAAGCTGCCAGCAGAAACATTATGAATCATAATGCGACAGTTTCTTCCAACCTTACGCTTTCCTTTTGTTCCGGCAGCTAGGAGAAGTGTACCAGCAGACATAACCTTTCCAACTCCAATGGTGTGGATTTCAGTTTCTTCTTTGACCACTTCCATTACATCAGAGAGGGCAAACATGTCGTCTGCTGACCCACCATAAGTGTTAATGTAAAACTCTATAGGCTTCTTCTTGTCTTCATCAGATAGGCGGTTAACCTCATTTAGATAAAGGATAGCCTGGGTTAGTTCTGCGATTTTCTCGTCGTTCACATCTGAATAGAGCCCGATTACTCGCAGGTTTGGCTCAGGTGGCAAGGCTTCTCTTGAGCCACCAAGTAGTTGGTCAAGTGTAATAATCTTTGTTTCTTTCTTCGGAGTCTCAGCAGTTGCCTCTTTTGGAGCATCTTGTGCTTCCTGGGGCTTCTCTGTTTTTGGTGGCTGAATGATTAGGCTGATAATCTTTCCAATAAGTCTACGCATCATCTACTCCTTTTGTGATTGTTTTAACTACTTCTTTGTTTTCGATTAAAAACTTTCTAGCTCCACGCCAATCTTTAAAAGTAAGCAAGCCTTTAAAGATTTCCGGGTGTGCATGTATTAAATAGAACATAGCTTCAGCTTTAAAGTCTTCTACTTCTTTTTCATGTTCTGCTTTAGCTCTCTCATACTCTTCATGACCATAGCTTTTGTCATTTTTCCTTAAAGCTTCAAGCTGGTTTAGATGAGAATAAAAGAAAAGTTCCAGGGCTTTGTTTACTATTACTAAATAAAAAACATAAGACAACTTAACTATTGTGGCAGACAATCTAGCTGACTTCCAGAAGTAAGTTGCAGAGCATGTAAACCAGCCCACTATAAAGCTAGCTATAGAGATTGATACTAAAAGTTCCATGTTTCTCCATGAAAAAACCATCTAAGGTTTTACCCTTAGATGGTTATTATAACGGCTCAGGAGTGTTATGTCAAGCTATTATTTTGAGACGAGTCTGTTAAAGATGCGATCGGCTAGCTTGGTCGCCATGGCATCTTTCTTTCTTTCATTAAGAAGTCTAGCCTTTACTCGGCGGGCTACTTCAGCGATCATATCCTCTTCGCCCATCATTTCAACTTCTTCTTCTTCGTCTTCGGGAGCGGAATCAGCCATTTCTAGATCACCACCTTCTCCGGCTTCAACTTCGCCCTCCATCTCTTCTTCTTCTTCTTCGCCGTCAACCCCGACATCAGCAACCACCCCGACAAGTTCAGCTAGTTGGTTTACAATGTCAGCAAACTGCTCTTCTTTATCACCACCCATGGCATCATCCATTTCCATGCCCATGTCATCATCCATTTCCATGTCCATGTCATCGGCAGGCTCTTCAGCAGCCATCTCTACATCCATTTCCATGTCGCCTTCTTCGGCATCCATGTCCATTTCCTCTTCTTCTTCCTGCTCCTGCATGTAATCACGCATTCCGGGCTCTTCTTCTTCCTCTTCCTCATCACGAGCACCTGGAAGATCCATTCCCATTCCCATTTCATTCATTGGGCTAATGTTGGCAAGTTTCATGAACTTGCGGATTTCAGCCTCGGTTAGTAAAGTCTTGCGAGCCATTTTGTTTTATTCTCCTTAAAAACTCAAAAATAAATAGTGTCAAGAAATTCAAATACTAATTTAAAAATCTATTAGATTTATTATTCTTTAACTTAAATAGTGCTTGCTCTTCTATTTGTTTTACTCTCGTAAAAGAAATCCCTTCTCTTTCGGCTACTTCTCTAAGAGAAAGCGGACCATTTTCATAAATAGAGATAAGAGAACAGTTGTATTCTTTTTCAAAGTTTATAAAGTATCTGCACTCTTCTTTGTCGCAGCACTTCTTCTCCTTTAGGCAATCCCTGGAGCAGGGCATTAAACTATCAGTATTCATAAATCAGGAAACTCCTCTGCTATTAAGTCAAAAATGTTTTCTTTTTCTGCATCATCGAGGAGACCAAAATCTTCTACTGTTTCTTTTCCTTTCTTTCTCAATGTCTGGGATCTTGTTACTCTTCCTTTGCTTAGAAGCTTGTGTTCTATAACATAAGTGTCAAGAAAGTCTATGATCCTATCGTCTCCCTCAATAACACCATCAATAATCGCACGAAAGAAATGCGCCATAGAAATGTTGTTATGACGCAATCTTATCAAGAGTCGAGCATGGTCATCATCAATAACACGAAACTTTATCTCTTTTAGAGGTTTTCCATACTCTTCTCCAGCCATTAGAACCTCGTGGTAATGTGAGTTTTGCTCTCGCCAAGACCAGCTTGAGTTTGTGTAACAAAGATTGCTGTAGATTGTAGCTCTGTGATAGTTCTACATCCAGAATAGGACAATCCTGAACGGATGCCCCTCTCTAGGTCTGACAATACATTTGCAACCTTTCCTCGATAAGGAACAGTCGAGGAAACACCTTCAAATGAAGAATACTTTCCTCTCCACTCAATCTGTGCTTCTTTGGATGCCATGCCTCTATAAGTCTTATACTTGGAACCCGTAGGAGAAGTGAAAACATCTCCAGGTGTTTCTTTTGTTCCAGATAGTAATGAGCCTAGCATAACCGCATCAGCACCAGCAGCAAACGCCTTAACGATGTCACCAGAGTTTCTGATTCCACCATCAGCAATGATTGTTACATCTCTATCAGTCTTTGCACAATCAAAGATAGTCTGTAGTCCTGGTAGTCCGTGACCTGTTTGGATTCTCGTAGAACAAATAGAACCCCCGCCAATGTTGCAACGAACAGAATCAGCGCCCCAATCTGCAAGATCATTAATCCCTTGAAGAGTTGCAACATTACCTGCCATAATGTGCAGATTATCACCGAAGTTATCCCTAATCAACTGAAGAGCTTCTTTTACCAAGATGTGATGACCATGAGCTACATCAACACAAACAAAAGTAGCGCCAGCATCTAGACAAAGCTTTAGCCTTTCGATCAAGTCTCTACCAACACCAACAGCAAACCCAACTTGCTTAGAAGCATAGTCTTTCACTGCTCGACTTACTTGTTCAGCTTGTCCCGCTGGGGAGTTATAACGATGAATAACCGAACAGCCACCCATCCTTGACATCTCAGAAGCCATTCTATGCTCAGAGATTGTGTCCATTGGAGAAGAAATAATGGGCAAATCAAGTACAAGACCTCTTTTAAGGTCAGACTGTAGATTTATTTCTTTTCTCGAACGAATGTTTGAATAGCGTGGCTGCAATAAAACATCGTCATAAGTCAGGGCTCTAAGCACTTTTACTCCTTTGTTCTTTAATAAAACTCTTTATTTCGTCAGAGGTAAACCAAGTTTCTGGATGGGGGTTAGCCGGATCTTTCAAAAATCTTACATAAGGTTTCTTACCACCTGTCCTAACAAAGCAAATACTTGGCACTCCACTAAAGCCATACCTATTTTCAAAGCCCTCTCCATCATCCATGTTGAAGGCATAAAAGTAAACGCCTTCGGTTTCACCAGCTAGCTGAACAAAATGGGGCTTTAGTGCGTGGCAAAGATGACAGTTGGAGCCATAGAACTTAATCACAACTTCGTGTGTCTCTGGCAGGTTACCTTCAATAATCTGTATGGCGTTGGCTCGACTAATTCTTGATACTTTCATTTTCTTTTCTCTCGATGATTCGGTCTAGATACCAACGGGCTTTCTTTAGATCCTCAATCGGATTCTTCTTGTGTTGGTGTCTTGCTACATACTTTATAACATTTCCTGCGTTAAAGTCAAGCCCCCAATCTTCAATAGCATCAATAACTTCAATGCTGCCAAAGTTGTAATGATCGGGATGATTAACTGCCTCTCTTCGAGCTAGCATCTCTAGACCATCGTTAAGCTCATGTTCTATGGCTTCATAAGGATCGACATTGCTATTCTTCACTGACATTCAAAGCCTCCTTCGTTTTTTGTATACATTCAGGGCAGAACAAAGAAACACGCATTGGATTCTCATAAACTACGACCCTCCATGTTTGCGCGTGTTCCTTGCTAGTCTTATCAAAATCTGCATTACAAGCAGAACAGTTTTCTGGTCTATGCTCGAATGTGGAAATCTTTTGAGCTAATGCTTCGTTTTCTTTATTTCCTTTATTGAGTTTCTTAAACCTTCTGCGTTGTTTACGATTCACTATCGCTCCATTCCAGTAATACGAGGGGCTGGGTAAGCTGACTTTCGAAAAACAACAACTGCTGATGGAAATGGGGCACTATTTGTCTCGTCACCAAACTTGATACGACCTCGAACAAAACGAATCTCATCAGCTTTCATTACCCAGTCATGCCAGTATTGCGTATCAGTTCTTGCAGGGATAAGCATAACTACAACTGTATTGTCTTTCTGCCCCTCTTCATAAGCTTTCTTTACCCAATCTTTTAGAGCCCGCCCATAAGGAGGGTTTAGAAAAACCTTGTGACCACCCCAGTCCTTATCTAGAGCATTGTCATTCTGGGTAAAGTGGTTTACCACCTTATAGTTATCAGAAGAAGCTGCCGCATCTAGAGTGAAAGGACCAAAAATGTTATTGAGCTTATCAAAGAAAGATTGTGGAGTTGCCCACTCATTAGACTTTGAGCTAAACATAACCTTTTGTGTATTCTTATCCATCAGTGCTCCCTAAGGCTCCATCACCCCTGCTTGAAATAGTCATAGGATAATCGTAGAGATCGCCAGCGCTCTTCTCTTGTGCCCGAAAGTGAACTACGGGCACAAGGACAAGTTGGGCAATCTTCATCCCTGGCTCAATGTATTGGTGTTCTAGTCCAACATTGTGAAGATTAATGAACACCTCCCCACTATAACCTGAATCTACTACACAAGCTCCGACTAGGAGACTCCTCTTAGCTGCATTACCAGAGCGATTCTTTACCTCAAGCATGTAGCCATGCGGAACTTCAAACCGCAGACCGGTGCTCAAGATAACTGAACTACCAGGGGAAACATGGACTCCCC